TCGCTCATTTCCTTAGCTATTTTTGGTGAAAGTTAAGGGCCTCTCTACTGTGTTTGTTATTAATAACCTTAGGGGGATTTTCTTTACTTGTCAACAACCATTGAATAGACAAAGAAAAAATATAAAATATGTAGGGTGAAATAGCCTATAAACATTGGGGTTTTTGCTACATAAAAACACATGAAAAAAAACTTTAAAAAATCTAAAAAAACTTTGCTGATTTGCACCACAAAACACTCTAAGACTTTTCGCCGGCACCATCCATTGAGAGAGAAGGAGAAGTAGAAAGAAGTTAGTAGTCAAGCACCCTAGGGGCATTTGTTTAAATTTCTAAGGTACTCTTTTTCAAGCTGTATGAACAACTAGGTAAAACAGATACAAAGGTGGATAGAACCACAAAGAAAGAGAGAATAGAATTGGTAAAAACTACCAATAAATAAAGGGGAGAGGTTAAATGTTGGGCCTCTTGTTATATATAGTGTGACCGCTAAAGATATGCTGTTAACTAATCCAAGACCCACTATATATAGCCCTGTTCCTTTACTAGCAAGTTATTACTTATTTAAGATGTTAAGTAGTTCTTACCCTGTGCTACTCCCAACCCAAACCGAATAACTCCATATAGTAGCTATATAACATATGTAGAATAATAGGCTTTTACCCTAGTTACCATGGTCAGACTAATCCACTTACTTGATGTCTTATCTATTAGATTGTTCTAAAAGTCTGCAATCTAATGTGTTTGTGTAATTCAACTATACCATAAAAATAATATAGTAAACTGATGTAGGGTATTTTTTTTGTAGGCCTCCTTACTTAATTAAATACCCCACATAAATTACGACTATGCTATTATTACTAATAGATAGGTAACTTAGGGACCTCAAAGGTTTTTCATAAGTTCCTCCTTTCTATTGTGTATGTTAAGTTTAGGTCCTACTGGCAACAGCAGGGCCTTTACTTTATGGTATAGTTTTTTTATGAGTACATTTTTTTTATCAACAGATTGTGATGTCTGTCTGCATCCTTACTGGGAGGACCAGTTAACTAATGGTATTTGTGAAGGATGCCAGGAGTATGAAGAGGAATAAAAATTTTTTTTACCTCCCATAAAAACATAGATGCGGTAAATTAAATATACCTGGAAAGACCAGGTGTTGCATATGAGGATATGCTTCAATTTTATGAAAAGAAAGAAAACTTTTCATCTTTAAGTAATAAAAGTATGTGGTGTACTGGTGTAAAAAGATGTGATAGTTTTGTGGATTTCATATTTTTCATAACAGTTTGGACAACTGTACGAACAGAACCTCGCTTCGGCGGGGTTTTGTGTTATGCTTATCAAAAAGGAGTTAATATGCCAAAAGGTATCGGATACCCTAAGGGGATGAAAAAACCTAAGAAAAAAGGTAAAAAGAAAAAGAAGTAGTATGGCTGAGTATCAAGGTAAATCTGTAACATTAAATAAACCTTCCAGGATTGGAAAAGGTGAACCAGGACATGGTCGTAAAAAGTTTAAGGTGTATGTTAAGGATGGCGACAAAGTTAAGAAAGTAATGTTTGGCGACCCTAACATGGAGATAAGAAAAGATAATCCGGAAGCTAGAAAATCATTTCGTGCTAGACACAAATGTGATACAGCATCGGATAAGACAAGTGCAAGATATTGGTCTTGCAAAATGTGGTAGGAGAGATATGGCCGGTAAAAGAGTAACTTGGAAATGGGGCGACAAAACTTATAGTGGAACTTTAATTAGGGAAACTAAAACACATAAGTATGCCAGGACCAAGAATGGTAAAACTAAGGTCATACGAAAAAAAGTTTAATTGAAAGTAGCATGCCCTAAGTGTGGCCTATACTTAATATACGATATAGACAGGTCTAAAATGACTTGTTTAAACAAAGAGTGCGAGGGATACAATAAATGACAAATGTTAAATTATGCTTTGCACAATCTTGTCATAATGTATTAAAACCACCTAAAAGAAAATTTTGTTCTGCTACCTGTTCTAAGGCCTACCATAATAAAAAATTTTACGCCCAACAACAAGGCGCAGTCTATGAACCCGAACATGATGGTAAACCTGTAGCACAACCTAATGTACAAAAACGAAGAGGTGTTGTGTATGATGCTCTTGTAGAAAAAGAGTTAGGACCATTAATACTTAAAGGTGATTTAAAAAAACAAGATGCCGCTGCACTCTTAGACTGTACAAAAGCTGCTTTATCCTATGCATACGCTGCATGGATTGAAGATATGGAGACTAAAGAAAAAGCAGAGAACTGGACTTTACCTGCTAAGGCAGAGAAGTCATTAGCTGACTTTAAGTTATTTAGAGATAGGTATTTTCAAACAGAGACTGGTGAACCCTACCAAACTCCGGAGTTTCACATTAGATGGATTAAATCTATTCTTGAAGCTATAGAACATGGAAATCAGCAGATGATACTATCTCCTCCACGACATGGCAAGACTGACCTACTAATTCATTTTGCTGTATGGCTCATAATTAAGAACCCTAATGTTAGAATATTGTGGGTAGGTGGTAATGAAGAGATAGCTAAGAATGCTGTCGCTTCAGTAATAGACCAGTTAGAAAACAATGAAAAACTTATCGAAGAACTCTGCCCACCTGGAAAAAGTTTTAAACCAACTAGCAGAGCAGGAAAAGCGTGGTCGCAAAGTGGGTTCACTGTTGGCACTCGTACTGTTACCGGTATTAAGTCTCCTACCATGGTTGGTATCGGTCGGGGTGGAAAAATTCTTTCACGAGATTGTGATATTATCATAGGCGATGACTTAGAGGACCACTCTTCTACAATGCAACCTGCATCAAGAGAGAACACAAGAACCTGGTGGACAACAACTTTATCTTCTCGAAAAGAGGAACATACAGCTTTAATTGTTATTGGCTCCAGGCAACACTATGACGATTTATATTCTCATCTACTAGACAATGAAAGTTGGAATACAATAGTAGAAGAGGCACACGATACAGGGTGTACTTTACCCGATTGGAATGATGAAGCTCACCAAGACTGTATGTTGTGGGCAGACAAAAGAACTTACAAATGGTTAATGGGTAGAAAGTCTGCTGCAGAGACTACTGGTGGTAGAGCTATTTATGAGATGGTCTATTTGAATGTTGCAATGCCTGATGGTATGGCATTATTTGACAGCGTTGAGATAGAAGCATGTCGTGACCAAAGTAGAGAAATAGGGCAGGTACCTGCAGGAGTTAGGTTAATTGCAGGACTTGACCCGGCATCAGTTGGATACCAGGCTGCATTCTTATGGGGATATGACCAGGCATCTAACAAATTGTATATGATTGATATGGAGAACTCACTAGGTGGTGGTATTCCACAAGCATTAAAGATAATGAAAGAATGGTTTGTGAAATACAATCTAGCCCACTGGGTTATTGAAGAGAATGGTTTTCAGCGTGCAATTAGACAAGACCAATCTATTAGAGATTTCGCAGGTAAGCATGGTGTATTTTTAGAAGGTACGCAGACTTACTCTAACAAACATGACCCGATATTTGGTGTTACAGCTATGAGGCCATTGTTTGAACAACAACTAATTTCTTTGCCATATCTTGGATTTGAAGCCCAAGAAAAGGTAAACTTATATAAAAGTCAGTTGGTGTATTTCAGTTCTGCTCAAAATAAAAGCAGAAGTGTTGGACAAAAGTCTGACTTAGTAATGGCTAGTTGGTTTCCAATGAAAACTATTCGTAGACTTCAGAAGGAAAGACTTGCTACAATGGGACTTGAATATGAACCATCTTTTGGTGGATATGAAGGTAGTAACATAGATTTGGATAATTGGAGATAATGAAGACAGCAGAAGAAATTTACAGCAGGATATACGAGTTAAGAAGTCAACACGCAGATGTTATCAGTGAGAAAGATAAAATTAGAGCCATTATGAATGGTGGTGCTGATGGTATTAAAGCGTTGCTCGGTAAACAAATGCGAGACATGGACTATAACCAAATACCTGCACCTAACTTACTGCACTCCGCTATGGAACGATTTGCACAAAAACTAGGTAGAGCGCCGGATTTAAAAGTAGATATCTTTAATGATAAAGATAGTGAGAGAGCTACCAAGCGTGCAGAAAAACTTGAACGCATTGTGCATTCTTATGATGAAGCACAGAAATTAGATTTACAATTACCACAAGTTGGTCGATGGTTACCAGGTTATGGATTTGCTGTATGGGTATTAAAAGAAAAGAAAGATGCTAATGGTGTTCCTTATCCTTATGCAGAAATCAAAGACCCTTACATTTGTTATCCAGGATATTTTGGAGAAGGACAACAACCTAAAGAGTTAGCTGTTATACAACGCGTACCTCATAAGGCCTTAGTTGAAATGTATCCTAAGCACAAGAATGTTATTTTAGATGAGATTGATGCTGAATATAACACTATGGCTTATATGTCAAGTTATGACAAAACATGGGCTAACCAAAGTGGTACAGGTAAAGTTGTGGCAGAGTACTATGATGATGAAGGTACTTATATTTTCTTACCCGAAAATCAAATTATTCTAGACTTTATTCCTAACCCACTTAAATCCGGACCAAGATTTGTTGTGGCAAAAAGATTTAGCTTTGACCAAATGCAAGGTCAATTCCAACATGTTATAGGACTAATGGCTAATATGGCGAAGATAAATGTTCTATCTGTCATTGCAATGGAAGATGCTGTGTTTACAGAAACCAACATCATTGGCGAGATAGAAAGTGGACAGTATAAGAAAGGACGATTGTCAGTTAACTACTTGACACCTGGAAGCCAGGTATCTAAACCAACAAACAATCTACCCTATCAGCTGTTCCAACAGATAGATAGACTAGAAAGACATCTTCGTCTAGGTTCTGCATATCCAGTATCAGATGATGGACAAAGTCCTAATGCATTCGTTACTGGTAGAGGACTAGAAGAACTAGGCCAATCTGCATCATTACATGTACGAGAATATCAAGTTGTACTTAAAGATGCATTGGAGCAGATTGACACTAAGAGATTAGAATGGGATGAGATTATGTATTCTAAAATGCGTAAGCCTCTTGCAGGATTTAGAAATGGAACTGCATTTAAAGAGACTTATGTACCAAGTTCTGATATTGCTGAAATGTATAAGACAAGAAGAATTTATGGTGTTATGGCCGGGTTCGATGAACCACAGAAAATTATTACAGGCCTACAGCTAAAACAACAGGGCATCATTGATACACAGACATTACAAGAAAACATGGATGGATTAGATAACATATCTCAAATCAATTCAAGAATTAATGCAGAGAGAGCAGAGAATGTTTTGTTTGAAAGTCTTATGGCACAAGCTGCACAAGGTAATCCTAAAGCAACAATGGCTGCTATTGAGATTAAGAAAAATCCTCAAAACATAAATAAAATTCTAGAAAAGTTCTATACTCCTGAGGGTGACGAGATGTCACCTGAGGAAGCCCAAATAGCGCAAGCTGCAGGACCGCAAGGCCCGCAAGGACCTCCTCCAGGATTAGCACAAGTGCTTGCCCAAGCTGCAGCACAAGGAGGTGGACAAGGTGCCTAAAGAATTTGACCCAATGGAAGAGACTGATAATCTTTTTTACAATATCATTAATGAAGAAGACTGGGATATAGAATTAGACTTTGATGATACAGACCCTAATTTAGAAGAACTTATTATTGATTTAGAAGGTACTCCGGCATTTTTTGAATACTTAGTTCCTGGACCTATGGATGGTGTTCTTATTAAAATAATGATGAGAAGATTAAATGAAACACAACAAAACAATTTTATGGAATTCTTTCAAAACATTGGAAACTTTTTAGAAGACGAGGATAAAAAATATGGTTAGATTAAGCGCATCAGAACAAGCTGCTAAAAAAAATACAGATTTAAAAGCTGACCCAGGATATGCAGACTTATATATTCCTAGAAAAGAAGGAGACGCAACAGGTTCATCCGGTATGGTAAATGATTTAGCTACTGGTCTAACTGCTGAAACTTCGGGAGAAGTAGCATCTGTACAGGGAGCTACACAAATGCAACCAAGTAGGCCTATGAAATTAGGAGAGCCAACTAAATTTCCAGGTGTATCTAATGTTAATGGATTACAAACTGGTACAGGTGGCGTACCTAAACCACAATTAGATTTTAATGGTTATATGGCCGGTCTCTTTGATAAATTTCAAGACCCAATAATTTTAGAATACTTCCAACAAAATGATGCAGCACCACAAGTTGTTGATACTAAACAAAATAACAGGTATGCCAACAAATTAAAGGAAAGCGATGCGGTCTAATGGTATATCATTCTCTGCAATGGACCTCGCTATTGCACATGCAGAAGATACGCTCAATAGGGTAAACTCTTACAAGCAGGGAACGCAAGAAACCAACTTAGAATTACAACAACGAATAGCTAACATGGGTAACGCCTACCCTACCCTACCGCCACAGATGGTAGTATATTCAGCATTAACAGGCTTAAATCCGGAAGATGACATGGCTTTGCAATTAGCTCAAAGAAATCAAGAGATACTTGCAAAGAAGTATGCACAGAAAATTGTTACTAAAGTAAATCCTTTTAAACGAGGTGTACAGTTAGGTATGCTTGCATTAGATGCTGCATTCCAACCTGTATCAAGAGGTTTCAAATCTGCAGTAGTTGCTGCACAAGAAACTGGACAATCAGTTCCACTTACAGTAGCAGGTGCTACATTAGGTGGTTTAGCTGAAACTTTTGTAAATCAATCTCCAGGACAAGAAGGTAGAACAACAGCTAATTTTCTAAGCAAAGTATTTAATCCTAGTGTTGGTGAAGCATTTATAAATGCAAGAGAAAAGTATGGACCAACAGAACTTAATTTAGCTTTGCAACAAATAAAGAAAAAGAAACCTCTTAACCTAGGTACTGGTTATTTACCATCTTCAATAGATTTAAGACAGACACAAACTTATCTTGATGAAATAAGAAAAGGTTCTGACGAAAGAACTGCAATGACAAGAGCTGCAGATATTTATGGTGCGCCAATTACAGAAGTGTTTGATAAAAGAGAAGACCAATTTAAATATCAAACAAAAACTGGAAAAGAGATAGACATATCTCCTGGACGAGTTGTTGCTGCACAAATGTTAGAGCCAGGTTCTACAGGATACAGTGTTGTCTCCGGTATTATTGATGGTGTCTTTAGAGTTGCAGCAGACCCAGTAAACCTAGGCCTTGCTTATGGTGCAGGTGTTAAAAATGCAATGAGAACAATGGTAAGTGCTAATACTAAATCATTAAAAGCTACTGATGATGTCACAAAATTTTCTAAACAATTATTTAAAACATTTTTGCCGGGAAAAACAGGTAAACAAAATAGAGCTATTTTTTATGGTAGAACACTAGATGATGTTAGAGCTACAGGATGGGGACAAAACTTTGGAGAAGCAATAGCAAAACTTAATGGCGATGAAGGTATGTCTTTCTTAAATGATATTCCGGAATTTAGAAATATTCCTATGTCAGTAAAGAAAGTACTTTTAGAAGTAGATGACCCTATACATGTATGGGATGTACTTGATGTTGTTGCTAAAGGTGGTAATTTAACTAATACACAATTAGACAATATGTTTACAATGATTAAATCTTATGTACCTAAGAAAACACAAATAGAACTTGATAGAGCTATACAACAAAGCAAGAATAATAAAAACTTTGGTCTAGGAGCATTGCCTGCTAAGCCTACAGTTACTGGTGAATTCTTTAACTTTGTTGGTAAATTAATTACTGGTCAAAGTACAGATGTTGCACCTATGAGAAAATTTGCAGGGATGTTTCAATCATCACAACCTGCTAAAGGATTGCTTGGTGTTGGCGCACAAATGCGTATGTCATTACCAAAACACATGCAAAGAGCTATGTCACTAAGACCACAAACTACAGCAATCATTAGTCAACTAGATGAAACAGCCTGGAACATAGATACAAACTTAAAGAATGCATTTGTTGATAGTAAGACTAGAGGTAAATATGCGCAGGAAACATTAGCTGCAAAATCACAATCAGAGCTAGATGATATTGTAAACAGAGTTAATCAGACGATTGCTAAATCAGTTGGTGAGCAAAACCCTAACTTGTTAGTGGATGTTGAAAGTCTAATTAAACAACAAGAAAACTTTGGCGCAGAAATGGAAGAACTAAGAAGTTATTTTAAAGGCACTACTGGTGGTTCATTATCTTTTAATGGTGTAATGGTAAAAAAGAAATACAAAAGAATTATTAACGACTTAGAAGGACATTTTAAAAGTTTAGGTATTAAGTATGATATTGACCAAGTAGAAGAGTTTGTATTTGAAGCAGTACCTAGTATGCACATGCTGTCACAAGCAGGTTCAACATTCGCAACAATTATAGACCCACAAGATGTAGTGCGAGCAACTAAAGCTCATCAAACATTAATTGGACCTACTGATACTTATTTAAGAGCATGGCTAGATAAGCCTAAAAATTTAGCAGAAGATTTTAACTGGACTGACTTTCTAAAAGTTCCTAGAAAAGCATTGTTAGATAATGTATCCGCGAACAAACTTACTTTGAAACCAAAAGGTCCTAAAGAAACTCTGTTAGATTATGTACAAAACAACATATTGAAACCTTTTTGGATGATACGACTTGCTCTCATGTTGAGAATAGCTCCCGAAGAAGCTATGCGTGCTGCATTCGGTGGCAAAGTAAACTTTATTACACATCCATTTCAAAGAATGGCCTTAAACTCAAATAAACAATTTGGTTTATTTGGAGATGAAGTTAGAGCAAATGAAGTAGCACAGTTGTACAACAACTTAGGTGAAATAGTTATGACTACAAGAATGGGTCCGGATGATATTGAGTTCTTAAAGAATATGATTGATGTAGATGACATAAAACAATTTCAAGCTATAGATTACAATAGGTCCCAAAAGTTAATAAAAACAAATCTACTAGAAACAAATCCACAAGGTGTTGTATCAGATTACATTGTTGATGCTGCAGTTAATAACTTTGATTTAAGAGATTTAAGATTTGCAGAGTTAACTGAAAAAGCATTTAAAACAAAAACTAAAAAAATAAAAGCTAATGCTAAAGGAAATATAGAGGGATTTGATGGAGTAACTTATAACTCTATGGGTGAAGCATTTATAAAATCCGGTGGGTTTACAACTGACCTAGATGAAAGAAAATTTATTGACTTACAAACAAGAAAACTTGCAGAAGGAGATGCATTCGTATCACCTTATAAAGATAAAGAGTTTAGCTTAGGTCAACTTGGAGACATAGAAACAAAAGCAAAAGAACTTAATATAAGCCCTGCAGAATATATAGACCAACAAATAGACAATGTGTTTTTAGATGATGACACTATTGGCCTGTTGTCTAAACAAAGTCATGTTATAGGAACTTATCAAGATGATGCAGGAAACTTTATGATTGATGTATCTGTTGCATTACAAGGTGAAAATGCTATTGCTAATGCTGTGTACATTGGAGCTAACTCATTTCAAGAAAGTGTATACATCGCTAATAGAGAGCTTGCCGAAAAAACAGGATTTGGTAAACCATTAATGGATGATAATTTAATTTATCTATACAGCAAAGTTAAAGGAGATGGTTATAAAACTGCAGGAGATATAAATATAGATACAGTTCTTAATAAGCCAACTATGGAAGCAATGTTTAAATCTAACTTTGATGCATTAGGACTAACAGTAGAAGAAGTTCAAGGTGCTGCTAAGGGTATGCCTGGAGGAAGTTTATTTAGTACAGATGAAAGTTACATGGCATCTATGGGTGAAGCTGCTATTACTAGAGGATTACTTGATGGAAGAAAAGATTTAGGAGAGAACTTAATGATTAGTGTTGATAAGTATTTACCTACTGGAAACATTAACCCTAGATACTGGGAAGCATTGTGGGAAGAATTGTACTTACTTGCATCAGACCCAATAGTTGTACCACTTGTTAATAAAGGTATAGATGACACAATGATATATCTCAGAGGTGAAGGAAAAGAAACCTTAGAAGAATTAGTTGCTAGAAGTTTTAATCCGGAAGATAAATTATATTTACAAAGTGACAAAGCATTAAGAGAATATTTAGAAAGCCTCCAATACAGAGTTGCACAAACTGTAGGAAATCCTACTGCTAAAATAATAGACCCAAGAACAGGTAACGAATTATCAGCAGAACTTGCTACAAGAGTTTGGTATCAGAATGGACAAAAACAATATCCTAAGTATATTGCTGATATGTCTGTAGGTTCTAATACAAAGATATTTCAGTTTATTAAAAATGGTGGTGTTATGGATAATAAAGATTGGTTACGATACAAGACACATATCCAAACATTTAAATTAAAAGAACGAGGAACAAACAATCAAGAATTTTTCAAACAATTTATCAAGCTGTTTAAACAGGAAGTAGATGCACAAGATTTAGGGCCTAAAGTATTGCCAAGAAGATTTGACCTACAAAATAGAATATCTGAAAGTGGAACAATGATTGTTGGTGAAGAGATACAAGCAGCAGGATACTTAGCTGATGTTAGATATGGTAATGATGCTTTCAACAGTTTATTGGAAACTGGATACAATGCATTGATATCTAAACCATCTAACTACTTAAACAGAGACCCATTATTTAGATATGCATTCTATGAAAATGCTATAGAGGTTATACAGTATATGGACGATGCAACTAAAGCAAAGTTTTTAAAAGGTGCAGAACCTTGGATTGATGGTAACAAACTATGGGATGAATTAATTGAAGCTGCTAAACAACCATCATTAGAGAATACTGTTACTAGCTTGCCACAAGCAGAAGAGTTATTAAAGACTGCAGCTATGAATGAAGTTAAAACATTATTCTATTCTGTATCACAACGACATGTTGCTTCAGACTTATTTTCTAAATACATTCCTTTCCCGGAGATATGGGCAGAGGTATTCCAATCATGGGGTAAATTAATTACAGAAAACCCACAAAAATTTAATAGAGCAAGAATAACAGTAGACAATGGTACTGAAGCTAAACCTTGGGACAGTGAGAATGGTTTCTTAGAGAAAGACCCATCAACAGGAAAACTTATGTTTAACTATGTTGATGTATTTAACATACTCACATTAGGTTCATTCAAAGCATTGGGTAGTGTTATTCGTGCATCGGGAGTTAAAGAAAACTTACCGGATGCTATTACTTCTCCATATCAAACAGCAGTATTTGGAGAAAGTCTAGAAGATGAAGGTGTACGAGCTACAGCTCCTGGTTACGCATCGGGACTTAACTTGATTGCACAGAATGGTTTTGCTCCTGGATTTGGACCAGTAGTAACATTCCCAATGAGAATATTCTTAAATGCTATAGGTGCGCCACAATCTGCTCGTAAGTTTTTCTTAGGAGAGTATGAAAGTTCCGGCCAGTTATCAGACCAAGGACCTGCATGGTTAAAAAAGTTTTTAACCTGGGAAAATTCACCAGATACAGATTTACAAAATGCATTTGCTACAACAACAATGGACTTATACAGTTCTTATGTACTTGCAGGATTAGTTGACCAAAGTGACCCAATAGAAGTTAACAAATTTATAGATAGAGCATTAAAACAAGCAGGAAATATTTATATTATACGAGGTGCGGCACAGTTCTCATTACCTACTGCAGTCCAACCAAGAATAGAAGTAGAAGATAAAAATGGAACATGGTGGGGAACACAAGTATTAGTAAATAAATATCAAGAAATGTTAATTAAAAATGGTTATGACAACTTTGCTGCACAAGAAGAGTTTATAGAAAAGTTTGGTATTAACCCTATACCATTGAAACAGCCTAGCTCTTACAAAACTGGTAAACAACCTGTGAAAGAAAATGCATTCTTTTGGTGGCAACAAGATGATAGAAAAAGATTATTAGAAGCTGATGCGTTACCTAACACTGCTTATTATATTCATCCGGATAAAGTAGAAGACGAATTGTTTTGGCCTGCATATTATCAAACAAGAAGCCAAGGACTGCAACCGGAGGAGTTTGGTAACTTTATGAGACACAGTCAAGCTATTTTTGAGTATGAAAAAGGTAAAAGAGATATAAAAGAAAATGTTCCGGATAGTTTACAAAGAGAAAAAATATCAGACCTTAAAGCAGAAATAGAAGAAGATTATGGATTTGATTTATTTAACTTTCAAGGTAAACCTAAATCTGCATCAACAAGAGAGTTATATGCAGAACTTGCTAGATGGGGTGACTATGAAGAGACAAGACAAAGCCCGGAGTATCCAATATTAACTGAGTACTTAGATTACAGAAATCAAATTATTGATGTATTATTAGATGGAGGAAGTTTTACTTATAAGGGTGAGACTATGTATGTCTTTAGCCCAACTAAGAAGTCAAGAACATTAAATGGTGTAGGCGAAGCACCAGTAAGAGCTAGAGAGATTATGACAATAATTTGGCAAGATTTGGTAACTAAAGGTAAAGATACTAACTTCCCACAGCTAGCTAATGAGGTGCTATTCTATGAGATAAGCCCTAATAATAGTGCAAATACAGGAGATTAATAAATGGAAGATGATTTAATAGACGAGTTGTTACCTGAAGAAGAAGGTACAACAGAAGAACCACAGAAAAAATATGCATCTATAGCTGAACTAATAAGCCAGTCATTTGCACAACCACTGTATTTCTTTACTGTTGAAACTCCTGGACCTACAAAAAAAGCTAGAGGAACAATAGAAAAGTTATGGTCTATAACAGAAGTTATGGAGAACACAGACTTTTCTGCGTTTATATCTGATGACACAAGAGCTAAGTATGCAGACATTGTTGCTAATCCTAATGTAGATGCACAAGCTAAAGTAGTAGAACTTATAACAGATGTATATGATGACATATCAACTGGTAAAAAACAATATGTAGTAGAAGCTGAAGGAACATTTACCCAACCAGGAAAAAATACAATAATTACTTTTAATGAAAATAAAACAACTGGTGCGACATTATCATATAAAGATTTTGCAGAAGGTGTAGAAAGCACAAGCACTGAAGAAATAGTTTTAGCAGAAGAAGTTGAAGAAGCGTCAAAAACTGCACAAGATATACAAGCAGCACAAGGTGCTATTAGAACAAGTCATCCAACTTGGGGTTATAAAACTACAAAAGATGGTTTGATACAAAACTCTACAGGTGAATTTGTACCTGCTCCTTTTTGGAAAGGTAATGAGTACAGTATGTTCAGTGACATGGACCCATCAGAGATATTTTCATTACAACAAAAGATGGTTCGTGCAGGAATGAAAGCTCCTACTGTAGAACAGTATGGACAATGGAGTGATACAGAAGCCAACTTTATGTCTGCAGTATTTATTAAAGCTGCTGATGATACAGACTTTAGTTGGGAAAAAGATATGGCAGCAGGACTACCTGCTTACACAACTGCATTACAAGAACTGATGGATGAGGTAGGCCAAACCGAAGACTTTATAAAACTACTTAATGAAGCTAACTATTTACAATCAGAACCTAATGTTTCACCTGCTCAAATACAACAATTATTAGACCAGGCTGCAGCAGGATTAGGTATAACATTGACAGCACAAAACTTAGTTGACTATGGAAACTTAGCAGTGCAGGCCTATGGTCAAGCAGCAGCATTAGAAAAAGATTTTCAAGGTTCTTTAATTACAGATAGAGATGTAATACTAGGAACTACATACAAAGACATAAGAGCTGTAGAAGAAGGTGAGTTCCCAAGATATCTAAAAGGTTCTGCAGTACCTTTAGTCTTACCATCATACGAATACTTGATGGGCCAAAAAGGACCACAACCGGAAGTTAAATCTGCATTAGAAATTGTTACAGAAGCCTTAGAAGCAAGGCCGGAGATACAACAGCAACAAGCTGCTAATGAAGACTTACAAGATATTAAATACTCAACTAATTTATTTGAAGCATCTATGGGTGCTATAGAACTAGGAGATGGATAATGGAAGAAGATAATAACAATCAAGATATATTCGGAGAACTAGATTGGTATAGAGGTAAGACTATAGAAGAAATGCGTAGTGACTTAATTTTATTAGCACAAGGTAAGTATTTTGATAATGACCAAGACTATGCAGCTTTTACTGATAATCCATATAACAAAGGACCTAAATTAGATGGTAATAAAAATGTATCTATTATTAGTGGTTTTGATTTAAACGACCAAGCACCCGAAGGACCTGGACCTGAAGAGTATGCAACTATGGATGATGAACAAATAGTATCTTCATACATAACTAGCATTAAAAAGTTTCCACCAATAGTTGAAATTAAAGACCAGGAAGCATTTGCTGAAGCAGTTTTACCTGCATTAGATAACATGAACAATGTTGCAGAATATTTTACAACAGGTGAAGGAACCAAAGATAGCCCAATGGGAAGCAAAATTAATTATGGCAATGGGATGCTTATAGCTACAGAGATGCAGACAGGTGCAATATTAGACTATGTTGATGAAGGTTTTAAAAATACAGGAGAGTTTTATGCTTGGTATTTGAATGACCTTGCAAATCTACAAGTAGTATTGCAACCAGGCCAAACACAAGCAGAAGACTTTAGTGTTGTAGATGAAGGTTTTTATGATGATAAAGTAGATGCTCCTAACAGTAAGTTCTCACAAAGGCCACAAACACAGGCTGATGACAGCGTGTTTAAACAAGGTGATAAAAGCCTTGTAGATAAAGGCAATGAGTTTTTTGCTAATCAACCAGTAGGACCAGTAACACAAAGGATTAGAGATGGTTTACCTGGATTTGAAAAAGCATTCTACAACAGTACAGTCGCACCTGCTAAAAGATATTATCAATTGTTAAAGATGATTACACAAGTTGGTAAGAGTACTGTACAAAATATAGGTGGAGGTTTAGCTGAAACTGGTAAGTTAATTGCTGATACTCCAGGAGCAGTTGCAGATAAAGTAAAAGAAGGTGTTGAAAACATACAGGAAACTGCAGAGAAAACACCATCCTTACTAGAAGTAATGCAAATGCTTAGAGATAAACCTAGCATAAAAGAAAGTTTGCCGGAAAATAAAAATGAGTAAGACAAAATTAGAGTTGCTTAAAGAAGAAGCATCTAAAGCAATACAGGAACAAAGAGCTAAGAGACAGAAAGCAAACTAATCTATGGCGGAATATGGCAATAGAGAAATTGGAATTATCCAGGATGCTTTAAAAGAAATTTATGACGAACTAATTAATGGTGGTGCAAGTGAATTTCGTCAACAAATACTAAATACTTTACTTCAAGGTAGACCCGACAATTATTACACAACACATATCAATACTCTTGAAGAAGCCTTTGAACCTTTAGAAAATACTTTTGGACAATTAAATTTAAGCACAATGATGAATTATGCATTTGCAAACTTAGAAGTCTTAGTTGAAATGGAGGCTTTAGATGATTTGACAGAACCTGCACAAATGTGGACAGGATACGATGAAACATCGGAAGCAGTATTAGATATAGCAAATGAACTTAATGAAAATTTTGATTTTGAAATAGATACAAACCAAGATATATACGATGTAACAAGAGAGATGACTGAACAACTACAAGGTAGCAATATAAAAGTACAAGACATTCCTCTTGCTTTAGATATGCAAATAAGAACTCTTGACGAAATGAAATATTTTGAGATTGGTTCTATGTACTCTGCATGGTCTTCAACAGAAGTAATGAGACCTTTTACTGTGCAGCTTGTAGAAGTTTATAACCAAATAGAAAACTTACCGGAAGAACTTATAAACGAATTGTATGTTGATATAGCAGATAGTTTAAGTCTGAAAGAAGGCCCTAGTGATTATTTAAGAGCGTATGATAATCCTAATAACAGTCAAGCTAAAGCTGTAAAGAATGTCATTAAGTACTATCTAGAACAATTAGGAAGACAACAAACAGGATATGTTAATTTTAGTTCTGTTGACAATACATTTTACGATGGTGGAATAATGATGGATTTCTATGAAGCAACAGACCAAGTAGCTACTGATGTAGGAATTGCTATAAAATCTAATATAAATCTTTTTTTACAAAATGCTGTAGAACCTACTCAACTTTTAAATAGTGTAAAGTCTTTTCAAGGAGTAACTGCAGATGACTTTCCATATCAAATTGATAAAGGTTATATGCAAGCCTACAACGAGATTATAGGTACACAGATAATAAACAATAGAGGTATTAAAGATGTCAACGCTACAGTAGATTATGTTGATAGGTATGATTTATCAATAGAAGACTTTGCAGAAGAACTTGATATAAAAATAAAAAGCACACCTACAAATGTTGTAGATGAAATAAAATCAACTATGATTGGCTACGAAAATCAAGTAAAAGCATTTAAAAATTTAGACAAAAATGTAATTGGTGAATTACCAGTAGAAAAAAATTCTCAATTATTTAGTCAAAATATTCGAGAAAGACCCGATAGTATTTCTTATGATGAATTTATCAAAAACTATCCTGTTGAAGAACTTGGTCCAATACCTTTTTATGAAGGAACAGGTAACACATTAACTCCTGATGATTGGTTAAGAGAACAAAATGGCACAGGTTATCAGTTAAAAGAAGGAGTAACTCCTGAAGAATTTAGAAAAAGTTTAGATAATTTTATAGAACAAATAGATAATCCACATATAAAAGAAGGTTTGTTATCAAGATACAGAAAATACGATAAATTATCTGAAGGCATAATAGACCAAACAGTTAAGTCCAGAATACTAGGTGCTGTTAATCAAGATGTTTTTTATGATGTAATAGCATTTAATGATGATTTATATACGACAAAAAAAACAGAGGACATGGCTATTGTTTTTGATGGTTGGACAGAACCTACTCCTTTTGAAGATATGGCTTTAGCAGAAATGGAAGATTGGGATTGGGTATTAGATGAACAAGGAAATAAAGTTGAACCTATTGACCCAAGAAAAAACATACAAGGCATGGATGAGTATGACAAAACATTAAACCAATACTACAAATATTACACTGAAGAAATTACAGACACACCTACAAATGTAGTAGATTTAGATGAAGTAATATCTCAGTCAGATGGTGTAGATAATCTAAACAAATCTAAAGAGATTATGCAAAAGAACCCTGGCTTTTTTAGAAAAGTATTCAATGTACTAGAGAAGTTAGACATAGGTGACCAGGTAATAACTAAAGCAATAGCTAAAGGTCTACCTGCATTAGGCCTAGCTTCAGCGGCACCAGGAGCAGCAATAGCTTATGGAGCTTATGAGATTTCAATATTACTTACAGATGCAGCACAAGCATACAATAAGATGCAGACAACTGACGAAGGTTTTTGGGATAACTTTGGTGAGCTGTCTGATAAGTATTCAATAGCTTACAAAATAAGTAAACCTGTGTATGATATAATACTAGATAGCTTAAATGACGATTTGACTACAGAAGGACAGGATGAAGAAATATTATTTTCTTTCAATAGGTAATGCTTACTAATCAATTCATATTTCAACCCGAAAGGCTCATCGAAATAGATGGGACTATATACGCTGTCTTCTTTGACACAGATGAAGAACTAGGTGATTTTCCAATACTAGCTAAAGTGGATAGCAAATCATTTATCCAAACAGGTGCAAACATTGAACAGATGGATGACCAAAAATTTGTACAAACATTTGGTTATGTATTTAGAGGACACGAAGATTTACTGGTATCAGAGATACAAACTGGTGCAGAACAAAAAGATTACAGAAGCATTATGGATGTACAAGAAAACTTATTAGAACAAAGAGCTACAGAAAATGGCATGCAATGGTTACTAGATGGTGATGTACAAGCTGCATTTTTAGCTGCAACTCTTACTGGTGTACCAATATCAACAGATGATTTAGCAGATACAGAGTGGTATCAAAGTACTACAGAAGAACAAAGGGACTACATGGTTAGATATTATGCAGACCCTAATGCTATAGAAGAAGAGATAGCACAGAACATAATAAACATTCGAGAGACTTTACTATCTAAAGATATGAAAGGGCCTGTTAACGAACTAGCTAAAGCATTAGCTTATGGCCTAACAACAAAAACATTTAAGACTATTGAAGAAGTAGATATGTACATTGACTTCATTGATGACAGTACATACTTAGATTTACTAGGTGGCCCGGACTTGTTACCGGATAACTTACAAAAATTTGTAGGAAAGTTTACCGGTGTCAATGCAGGACAAGCTACAACAGCTAATCTTATTACAAGCAAACTTGGTGCGTCTGCACTAGAAAGTTACAAACAAAGTGGAGAGTTTGTAAAGATGGCTGCACAAGTTAAAGCAGGAAATGAAGCAGGTATAAGAGCAGAGTTGCAACAGATACATGATACATTGTATCCATCATTTGCAGGTTCTTCCTGGTCTACTTGGAACCCACAGTATTCAAATAGAGCATCAAAACTTATTAATGGTACAACCGGTAATCAGATTGTGTCATTAACTAATGAACAACAAGAAGAGGTTAATCAGTTAATTATAGATGCAGGTGGTAACTTCCAGGAGTTTGATAAGTTAGTAAGAGCTAAATATATAAATAGCCCTGGTGTTAAGAATGCATTCTTAAATGATATTGCAAGAAAGATACCACAATCATATTCGGGAGTATTCTAAGATGACAAAACAAGAGATTATTGCATTACAAAATGAACTAGGTGTAACACCCGATGGTATCATTGGACCACAAACTAGAGCTGCAGCAGCTGCAAAGATACAAGGTTCTGTATCTATTGCTGAAGCACAAGCACAATCAGAAAAGTTTGGTGATATAGCAGGAACAACTGGACTGGTATATGGTTCAGATGCTCAACCTGCAACTAACAATGCACCTGTAGAGAGTAATGATAATGAAACATCTGATGCTTTAAGTGCAGCAGAAAAAGCATTAAAAGAGGCTGAAGCAGCAGCAGCAAAAAGAATTCAAGAATTATTAGACGCTTTAAATAACCAATCAAATCAATATCCACCTCCAGGAGGAGCTAGTGGACCTTCTTTCGAAACAGAAACACAGTTTTACACTCCTACACTTAGTGATGCACAAGCATTATTCCCATACTTTCCAGGTAACATTTTAAATATTATCTTAGATAGTTGGGTGGATAGTGGAAGTATTGACTTGGCTATCGCACAAGGTAGAGCATCAGAAGACTACGCTAAAACATTCCCTGGTATTAAAAGAGAAGATGGTTCATTAAGGATGACAGAGATACAGTATCTAGAACTTAAAGATGCTATGAAAGATAGTTTAAGAAACTACAATTTAAATCCGGACATATTCCAAAATGAAATTATTGATGCGATACAAGGAGATGTAGATATAAAAGAGTTTCAAGGTAGATTGCAATTCGGTTATGAACAATTAATAAACAATAGAGATGTTGTACTTGAAGTATATAGAGCAGAGTATGGTATGGATTTAACAGAAGAAGCTCTATTCGCTATGTTTATTTCACCGGAGATTGCAACATCAGTTTTAGAAAATCAAATATTAGTATCACAAATACTAGCTGAAGCAGAAGTTGCTGACATAACATTAGGTAAATCTACAGTACAAGAATTTATATCTGCAGGTATATCACAAGAACAAGCTAGAGGATTGTTTAGAGAGACAGAACAACTAAGTGGATTGACTGGTGTAGCTGCACAAATGGGCCAAGACTTATCAGAAGAAGACATTGCTAGTGGTTTAGCAGGCCTTAGCCCGGAACAATTAAGTTTAATAAAGAGTGCAGAAGCTAGGTCAGCTTCACAATCTTCTGTACAAGCAGGTGCTGCAACAACACAAGCAGGACAAGTCACCGGATTAATTGAAGAATAACTACTTGTTTAAACAGCTTGCATTTTAAAATTACATGATATAATAACTATTGACGCTCTACTAAGGCCGGGCGGTTAAACTAGACCTAGGATACGAGAACTGTCTTGATGCCTACATACAAGACACGCAAAATAAATAACATGTAGCAGAAATCAGTGCATTACATAGATGGCACTTGCTTAAATATTATTTATAGAAAAGGAGACAATACATGTCTGAAGAAATAACTAACGAAACCGATGTTCAATCTACCTCGGAAGATAAGAACTGGAAAGCAATTCGAGAAGAGAACAAAGCTCTGAAAGAAGAACTAGCACAGTTTCAAATCAAAGAGAGAGATACACTATTCCAAGAGATTGGATTAGACAGGACTAAAGGTATCGGTAAAGCAGCAGACCAAATGTACGAAGGCGATTTAGCTGCAGATGCATTAAAAGCATTTGTGACTGAAGAGTTCGGAGAAGAAGTATTTGGACAGCAAGACAGTTTTCGTAATACAGTCAATGCAGGCCAAGAGAGATTAGATAATCTAGCTAGCCAAGCACAAGCTGTAAATGCTAACATAAGCGTACAAGAACAGATAGCTGAAGCTCAGAAATCCGGCAGAGTTAGAGATAGTATTGCTTCAAAAATGAAAGCTCTAGACGAGCTAAAAGAAAAGTAGTTTAGGAGAAAATCTCCTAAACAGAATTAGGAGAAAAAAATGGCAGCTATAGGCTCACCAGACCCGATTTCAGTATCTGAAATCAACAACTTTACAGGTGAACTTTTCAAAGTTGGTGCGAGAAGAACCCCTTTACTATCCATGGTGGGTGGTTTAAGTGGTGGTAAACTTCTTAACTCTCCTGTTTTCCAAACCCAAAAAGTAGATACACCTACAGTCAACTCTTATACAGCAGTTGCTGAAGGTGGAACACCTGCTTACTTTGGTAGAAGCAGAAGTTCTGCAATAGACTGTGTGCAAATTTGGAACCAAGGTATTAAACTTACCTATTCCGCAATGGCATCTACAGGCTATTTGAACTCACAAGCTATGGAAACTGGAACCAAAGCATTTGAAGGTACTAACCCAATTAATGACGAAATGGCATTTCAATTAGAAGAACTACTTAGCAAAATCGCAAGAGAAGTTGAGTACGAATTCTTTAATGCTACTTTCAATGATGGAACAGATGGTAACCCAAGAGAGATGCGTGGCATCGCTGAATGGGTAGCTAGCGGAAATGGTTCATCAGCCTACGCACACGATACAGATGGAGATGGAGGAGGTACAGCACAAGGTCTTGACTTTGATGCTATCGCCGAAACATTGAAATTAATGTATGATGCAGGCGCACCAATGGCAAACCCTGTACTCTTCGCAAGACCAGGTTCAATCTTAGACTTGAACCAAAACCTTGTTAAGAGTGGTTCTAATCAAATGGCAATCTTGCCAAGAGATAGAAATGTTGCAGGCGTAAACATTGACACAATCATAACTCCATTCGGAAATATTGGACTTGCAGTGAACGAATATGTTCCTGCTGACCAAGCATTCGTATTGGATATGTCTTACCTAGATGTTTGTTTCTTAAACATCCCAGGAAAAGGCGGAGTATTCGTAGAGGATACAGACAATGATGATGCAGCCGCAGTATCAAAGCGTGTCTACATGGAAATTGGTCTTGATAAAGGACCTGCCGAGTATCACGCAGTTATCAATGGCGTAAGCTAAAGATAAATATTTGAAGATTGGGGTGGAATTCCACCTCCACCCTTTTCTTCTGTTAGAATAATAAAAAAAGATTTAGGAGATTAAATGCCAGTTGCAGGTAAAAGTTTATATAAAACAAAAGGTGTATTAATAGATATATCTGAAAATGCTACAACATCGACTGCTGTAGATACAGATGGATTATTGTTATCGGGAATTATATTCCCTGCCGCTATGACAGGAACTGCTCTTACTTTTCAAGTAGCTTCAACAAACACCGGAGGTAATTTTAAAGCATTAAAAGAAACCGATGGAACAGATGTAACTTATACAGTTACTGCTGATGCTCATGTTAGGATTGACCCTAGCGGATGGGCCGGAGTAGGAGCTATCAAAGTAATATCAGATGCTACAGAAACAGCAGACAGAAAATTAAATTTAGTATTCCACTCAGCATAAAGGAGTAAGATGAGTACAACTATAGAAAACCTCATAGATAGGACTTTTAGAGAGTACCTTGAACCTATGGAAGACATGGTTAGCTATACAGTTTTAAGTGGAGCTTTGTCAGCTAGCGATACCTCAGTTGGTTTTAATGGAGATTTGCTTTCTATAGAAGAAGAAGATGCCTTAGATGCAGGAACAATAATTGAAATAGGCCAAGAGCTTATGATTTGTACAGAACTAAATGCTGTTACAAACAGTATTACTGTAACTAGAGCAGCAAGGGGAACTACTGCAACAACACATGATGCAGGAGATGTAATAAAAATTACTCCACAATTTCCTAGAGTAAATGTTTTTAACGCTGTTAAAGACCAAATAGAAAATTTATATCCAACACTATATGCAGTAGAGACACAAACAATATCTAGTGCAGTTGGTTATGTAGCCTTAGAAGGTGCAGATGATAATAGAATTGTTGCACCACTTAAAGCAGTATCACAATACCAAGAGCTAGACGCAGGTAATCAAACCACAGTACAGTTTAGAGGAGTTGCTATGGAGCTTATAGATGTACCAACTTCTGTAACTGCATCCGGTAAAGTTGTACAGTTTAGTGGCGTAAGTACTGGTGTAAATGTTCACTGTACTTTTAAAAAGAAATTTGGAGAAGTCTCTTTAGAGACAACAACACTTGCTGATATAGGATTAGAGACAGAGTATGAACCTATTATTATGGCAGGAGTTGCTGCACAGATGATAGCAGGTAAAGATATACCTACTTATACATCAGACTACATTACAGAACAAATGGCTGTAACTAATTACCCAGTTAACTCATCTAGTAATATAAGAAATTCTTTATTGCAATATCAACAAGTACTCATTAATCAAGCAAGAAAAGATTTAAGAGCTAGATATCCGGAGCCTGTCAGTTTAAACAGCGTGGTATATCCTAGTGCCTAGAGTAGCTACAACCCTTAGTGTAAATAATCCTAAGAGATTAGGATATGATATTCGCCTGGACTTAAACTTATACAGAACAGCAGTAGGACCTGGTAGAGAAATGACCATACAATCTTCTAATGTTGAAGAGGGGAATATAAATGTTAAACAAAATGCAGAAGACTTTACTTCTAACTTAGGTCGTATATATTCTAGAAATAATTTTAGTGGTGGCCAGGGACTAGATACAGCACATAGGGCTAATGGTACTCCTAAAGATACAACAAGGTTTTGGGATAGTAAAGGTGTAGATGTATTTCATGGAGATGATGAAAATTCTTACAATGTACATTTGCTACACACAACAGCATCAGAAAGCATTAGTTTCAGTGGTACAAATAACTACTTAGCACAAACTACTAATGGTGATATGTATGTAACAGACCAAGCAGTAATATATAAATCTACTGATAATGGTGATACCTGGGCTGCAGTTACTACAGGACTTACAATAGATTATAACTTTACAGGAGCAGCAGCAGTCGGTGACCAAGTATATTTTACTACTGCTAATGGAACTACTAACTCTGAACTTATACAATATGATGGAACTACATGGACTGAAAATCCAACAGACCAATCTTCTAATGCAGGACTTACAGGAATTTGGTTCGCTAAAGGACAGGTATTTATATCCGGAGACGATGGAACTGTAGAATATTTATGGGCAGTTAGCCCTTTTAATAAGAGTTGGACTTCATCAGACTTAGCAGAAGCTGATGCAATACTTACATTTGAAGATAGCCATCATGTGTCACAAGTTGTAGATGCAGGAGCAGTTGTTTTAGCTGCCTCTACAAATGGTGATATATATTCTATTAAAGATGTTGCAGGAACTATGACACTTAAAGGACAAACAAATATACCTTTTGAAGAAGTACATTGTATAGCTGCTTCTGAAGGCATAGTATTTTTTGGTACTAAAGAAAAGTCAAGAGGTGTAGGTAGATTTTACAGAGCAGACTTAACAGTTGCAGATGACTTATATGTATTAGCTAACAGACAGTTGGTAAAAGAATGGGTTATTACAGGAGTAGATACAACACCTAAACACATGTTTGTATCCAGGGATAGTGTTTACTGTGGCATAAAAGAAAGTGCTAGTGAAAGTTATCTATGGAGATATTACTTGCCTACTGCAGGATTTGCTAGAGATTTAGAAATAGGAGCATCGGGTTTTATAACAGGAATTACACAAGCTGATGGTAAATTTGTTATCTCTGTTGCAGGTGAAGATATATATAGAGAGACATCTGTATATGAGAGTGAAGGATATATTATGATGTCGGCAGCAGATTTCTTTACTGCAGAGAGTAAGCAGTTTGTTGGTGCAGAGATATCTACATTCGATATGACTAACGCTGTAACTGCAGAATTATTTTACTCAACAAAATTTGAAGCATTAGACAATGCTAATGATGCTTCTTTCGTAAGAGCTTTAACACAGTCATCCGGTATAGGAGATGAAGAAAAACAAATAGCTGAAGTGTCTAGATACATTATAGGTAAGTTAGTTTTAAAATCAGATGATGGTGTAGACACACCAAAAATTAAATCAGTACAGTTTCGTGCATTAGCAAGACCGGAACTTGTAGTTGCACAAATACCTATAAACATATCTGATAGAGTAGAAAGGCCTAATAGAAAACCTCTAAAGGTAAAAGGTCTAGGAGATACTATGTATGCTTCACTTAGAAATCTAGAAGGTACATCAGTTACATTAGAAATATTTAATCCTGGAGAAATTATAAAGGGTGTAGTAGAGAGAATTAGTTATCCAATACAAGCAGATACAGAAGTGGGAAGTGTCATGCAGTATGCTATAATTACTGTTCGAGGTACTAGACAACCAGTTATTTCTGATATAACATCAGTTATGACACCAGGTATATCAGCGTTTGGTATAATGAGGTATGGAGCATAATGGCCGATAGAGCAACACAAATTGTAAACTTTTACGAGAGTACACTTGCATCCAGTTTAATTGGAGCTAGTGGTACTGGAACAACACTTGCACAGGCACCCACTACAGATGGTTCTTCTTCTATTAGTGCAACACTAGGTAATGAAGATACCTGGTACTACTTAGTTGTAGCACCGGATACTGCGGGTAGTCGTGAAGTTATTGTTGTTAAAGCAAGTTCGGGAACTACTATCACAAATGTTGGTAGAGATATAGAAGGCAGATACGCTGCTACTTCTTTACCGGAACATACATCGGGAACGATTGTCAGAATGGCAGTTGTTGCAAGTCACATAGATGACCAAAACGATAGAGTTGCAGGTATATTAACAGAAGGTCAAGCAGCTATAGATGCTATTACAGCATCAGCAGCTACAGCTATGATGGAAGGTGCTACAGATGGAACATCCATAACACCGGACAATGTAAATGATTATATTTTACTTTATGACAATGACACTACTACAGCAAAACAAGTTAAATTAAGTCAACTTAATTTAGGTGCTAGTGTTGGTTTAGTTTTAGCTTTAGGAGGATAACATGGGTATTCTTCTTATGCTTAAAGAAGGTGGAAGTCTAGGAATAGACACGATTGGTAATTTACCTATAGATGAAGACATAGATTTATTACCTGAAGTAGGTGGTGGTGGAACTCTTAGTTATGCACTAAGAATAAGTTATGAAGGTCTTTCAGTAACAAGCGTGACACAGACAAGTACTCGTGCTATAGTAATGGGAGATAGTTAATTATAATTATATTGGAGATATAAAATGGCAGAAACATTTCAAGCAGTCAATGTAGCGTTAGGTGATACTGCAGACGCAGTAGTTTATACAGCAACAGGAGTAACAGCAATCGTAATACATTGTCAAGTTGCTAATGTGGATGGTACAAACGCAGCAGATTTAAACATTGACCATAATGATGGTTCAGTAGTTGCAGCTTTAGTTTCAACTTTATCAGTACCTGCAGATAGTGCAGTTAACCCTATTGGGGGAAAACTTGTATTAGAAGATGGTGATGAGTTAAGAGCTTGGGCAGGAGCAGCATCTGATTTAGAAATGACCCTCAGTATATTAGAGATTACATAGGAGTTTTAAAAAAATGAGTTTTGGTTACATAGGTCCAGAACCTACTAACAACAACACAGAAAATAATGGTGTTTTTAGCATTGATGAACTTAATGATTTAAAAGATAAT